CATACATCAAATTCCGTCTCGATGTAGTCCATCAAGTCTTCGTCTGTGTAGTCTTTAAAGGTTTGATAAGTCTGTTTTAGCGTAGGTTCTTCGCTGCCTCTAAGACAGTCAATCGTAAAGATAAGCGCATCTCTAAAATTGCTATCAAAGGTTACGAGCTCACCGTTAATTCTGATTCCAACCATTTCGCACCTCGTTAGCTATTTCTACGAATTCGTTCAAGTTTCCGTTTTTTAAAATGTTTATCCGCTTTTGTTCTTTTCTAACTTGACTTTCAAGTGAGCTGATAGCTTCTGCACGCTCATCATCGTTGTCAATTAGATAGTACCCTCCGCCTTTTCGACGGCTAGAACCTATCAAATAGCCTTTCATTACCATTCCGTGGATAATGTCTCTCAAGGTTTTCGGGTCTTTGATGTCAAATGTTCGACAAATTTCCTTTGAATTAACCATCATATTACTTCCTATCGGCAAATAACAAAATATTCTTTTTTCTAACTCATCTAGTGGCATTACCATATTAAATCTCTCCTAAAACGTGACTTTTGAGCACTCTCTCCATGCTCTCAATTCTTCAATTTTCTTTGTTCGGACATCTTCATCTAGCGCCATGATTTTTGCCGCATGTTCCTCGGATAGCCCGAAAAATGTTGTTAGTGTCAATTCCATAGCTTCATCCTTTCGTCCTCCATGCCATCAAATTCCATGATATGACTTTTGTCGCAGCCTTTTCTGATACGGGATGCAATTCTCTCTCCATAAATTTTTCTAATTTCGGCAGGTGTCAGATTGGTAGTAATGATTGTGTTTGTGCGCTTGTTAAGCAAGCTGTAAATAATGCTTGTGGACCAGTCACTAACTTTTTCGGCACCTAGATCATCTAGCACCAGATAATCGACATCTTTTAGCTTATCCATCCAAAATGCTTCCTTGCTAAAGTCTCGCTTTATCTCTGACAGTAAGTCAGTGACATTTACAAGCAAGCCTAATTTTTTCGTTTTATCAGACAATCCCCTAATGATGCTATAAGCTAAATGACTTTTGCCTCGTCCTGCTTTGCCAGTCATGATGATGTTTCCCTTACCACCACTAAACCAATCGTTAGCCATTGTCTTTGCCCAATAAAGCACCTCTTTGTGTTTAGCCGTATCAGCCCTAAAATTGTCAAATGATGCATTTTCCAACTCGTCGTCCATAATTGATAATTTTTTGAGATAGTACAGTCGCTTGTTTTCAAGTTCTCTCTCATATTGCTTTTGGACGTGCAAAGTGTTTTGATTGTCTAATTCTTCTCTGTGACAATCTGGACATACTGTCAAACCAGTCTTAAGGACTGTGATGTACCTACAACCGTGTTTTTCACAGACAGCATCTTGTTTCTTGGTGTTTTGTTGATAAGATATAGCGATTTTAGTAAGTGCGTCTTCGTCACCAAGTATCATATTCCGATACCTCTTCTTGTTTAGATTTTCTATATTGGAATTGCCTTTGTTCTTCTTCAACTTTAACCATCGTAAGGATTCCGTTTTGTCTCCAATTTCGCAATATAGAGTTAACGTATCCAAAAGAACGTTTAGAATTGTCAGCAGCTCTCGTTATCGCTTCCTTAACAACATCCACTTCCATTTTTGTGATGGTGATATAGTCTGACAACTGCTCAAACTGATTCGGAGATAAGATGCCAATTTCTTGTTGAAAATAATCAGATATAATTTTTAAGTTATTTACATTAGCAGCAGAAGATGAATCTTTTATCTCTTCTTCTACTTCTGACTTTATATCTATATTTATATCTATCTTTTTATCTTTCTCTATCTCTGTTGGAACTTGGTTGGAAAGTAGTTGGAATTTTTCCAATTCTGCTTGTTTTTTCTTGTATCTATTCCAGTTTGTTTCCTGCCCCAACAAGGCCTTTGCTTGCGGATAATGGGTGTTACCACCATCATCAACCTGAATGACTCCACATTTCACAAAATATGCTAAAGCCATATTTATCTGTTCTTCTGAAGTTTCAAGACGAAGAGCTAGTTCTTCTGCGTAATTATCAAAAGTTCCTTCGTAATCAATGATGCAATCATTCTCAATAGCTTCTAACATGAGCCTGATGTAAATAACAATCATTTCCGAACCGCCAGGGAAATTTCTTAAAAGCCTTTTAATAAATAAATTGTCAAAAAAATGCTTATCAAATTTCAGCCAATAATAGATTTTTGTTTTTGATTTCTGTGCCATTTATCCTCCCAACTTGTAGTCCACTAGTGTGATAAAGTGGTTCAACTTCGCTTTATCTCTTGTTTCTAGTTTGCTTTTGTCAATCTGTTTTAGTAAGTAGTTAACGCAGAATTTTTTAATCATCTTCTAGCACCAATCCCTCTAATCGCTTATCATAGCTAGACACAAACCACTCTTTTAATTGATTGTAAAGTTCTATTGCTTGGTCGTATTCCTCGGGCAATACTTCCTTATTTTGACTTTTACCAAAGACATTTAGGACAAGCAAACGAATATGGTTGTGTACGTCATGTGTTGTAATTTTGCTATAACTAATATCGTTGTCCACACCAAAAACTTTTGGTGTCTGATTGAAGACGTGTTTTTCTGGTTTATAAGCACGTTCACGATTTAATTTCTTGAGTACTTTTGGATATTTTTCATTGATTGGAATCAATTCATCATCAAAGCTGACATCTTTGAATAGCCCTTGCGGTGTGCGTTTTTCTTTCGCTTGTTTCATGCGTTCAGCTACTAATTCATTCAATTCTTCTTCAGTTAGTGTGTAAATTTTAGCCATATTGTTTTCCTCTTACTATTTTGTTATATTTAAAATAAAATACTTGGAGAAGTGTATGATTGATTACTATTCTTTATACAAAAATTCACTTGAAGCCATCGGATATCATAAGTTGGATACGGGTGTAGATTTACTTCAATACCTTATTGCAACAGAAGAAGGAAAAAGGATATATTCTCAATACCCTTATCGAGAAGTTGAAGAAATTATTTTTTACACCCTAGATTGTTTGATCCAACAAGATTTAGTTACTGCCACAGAAATGCCGAGATTAGATAGACGAATATATACAATTGACGGTCTGACACCAAAAGGCATGTATTTTCTTGGATATATCGGGCAGGTAGAAACCGAGGTTATCGAATGGCTTAATGAATTTGGAGTTTCGCAAAATCCAGAATCAATCTATAACGCTCTGAGATACATTATTTATTAGATTTATAGAAATGCTTTTTCTCCCAGTCCAATGTTTTATTAGCCATCTCAGCCTCCTTTGCCATATCCGCCATCTTAGGTGTTCTATGGTCATCAAAATCTGTAACTACTAGACTTAGTGTAATGAGTTTCTCTCCGCATCTCTCAGCTAATTTAGCGGTTTCTGGTCTAGCTCCAGTAAGTCGTATTCCATTCAAATAGACATTAAAATCTGTACAGACTACCGTTACTTTTTGATGATTTTCTAGTTTTGAATTATCCATTGTGTTCCTCCTATTTTTGGGTACAATAAAAACCCTTATCTAAACAACAAGGGCGCAAAAAATACCCTTGTCAGGTTGACTGAAAAGGGTACACATGATAATATATTTGTGTACCTGTTTTCAGGTCGGTCGATAGCGTGTAATCCAAAGTTTGGCGATGGCGGATTATACGCTATTTTTTTAGCTCTTGATAGACCTTATCTAAGCCTAGCATCAAAACATCTGTCTGAGTTTTTCCAGTTTGTTTAGTACAATATTCTAATTTTTGTACTTCTTCGTCTGTCATTCTCAGTCTTTTGCTATGAGACTTAGGATTAGAAGTTGGACGACCAAGTTTTTTGGTAGTGGTCATATTTCCTCCTTTCGTATCCACAAATATATAATATCATTATGTGGATACATAAGTCAACCCCTAAATCAAACTTTTTTAAATATTTCTCAACGCACCCATATTCAGTTGTCAAAGGACTATGTGTTTCCTACCAAATTTGTTTAGCAGGTAAACCGTGCTTTTGGTTATATCTACGTGCATTAGCTTCCCAACCGTTGTTTTCAATTGTCCATTTTGGTTTTTCTTCCTGTTTTTTTGGTTTTGCGAAAATAAAATCTAATAGTTTCATGTTGTTTCTCCTCTAGCACTCCCCAGCGCTTATTGTTTCATTAAGTGTTTAATTTCGTTAACATCAGCAAGACAGTACATTTTGTCTTTACCGTTTTTAAAAGATTTAAGGCCATAGCTCTCCATGCGTTTTATAGTTTGCCATGAGTAGCCGTATTCATTGACGAGTGCTGTTTGGTTGACCCACCGATTCGCTAAATCTTTTTCTTGTATGAGCTCCTTAAACTCATCAAAAAGTTCTTCTGCTATCTGCTTTTTGAGTAGATCGTAAGTAAGTTGCGATTGCATGGATTTATCACCTCTTTCGTGGTATAATTAAGTAAATTAAAGTTTGTTTAGAGTCCGATTCCCGTCGGACTTTTTTGTTATTTAAATTCGTCCAAGCTGACTTTTAATCCTGTAGATAGCTTGACCATGTTCGGCCATGACAGATGTTTAATTCTTCCACTTTTCAAATCGCTAAAGTGGCTTTTGTGAATCCCTGTCAATTTTGCTAATTTGTTCATATTGAGATTTCTCTCAATCATCAATTGTTCAATTTTTTCCCACATAATCTACATTGAAAAATCAACATATTGTGTTTTGTTTTTGTATTCATAACTATATGTTGTGTCTTTCGTTCCTTTCTGATATAATTTATTTGAATATGACCTCTCACCGTTATATTCAAAAATTATGGAAAGGAGGGAAGGTTATGAGTAAATTAACTCCAAAGAATGAAATTCAAAAAGTTTACAAAGATTGGGATACTATCGATACTGTTTTAAAATATGTATTTGAAGATCCAATCAGAACAGACTATGTTGCTTATATATATCCTAAGGAGTTTAAAATTCCTAAAGACGAAATAATCCAGGAACTTCAGAACAACGGCTACTCAGTTACTGAGGTAGAAGATTGTTTGGAAATTCGATGATAAGTCTCTGTAGCAAGTCGATATGCTGTTCCAACAACTCCTTTCAATCCTTCGACCTCTTTTTCAAGTTGTGAAATCCTAGAGTCTACTGTTTCAGTAGACTTTTTATCTTGACCGATAGTTTCAGCTATTTCTTTATTAGCTAGTTGCACTTTTGAAATTTCGTTTGCTAAATCACCAACCTTGATTTCTTCAGCATTGATAGTTATTTTTCCGCTATCTAATTCAATTTTTGTCTTTGCGTTTTTCGACTGGATAATTAATTTATTTTTTTGATACGGATATCGCTTTGGTCTCATGTGGTCCCTTTCTATATTTCAGGCAAGATCTGATTGTTCATTGCAATCATCTGATAAAACTCGATTTTCGATTTCACCTTCAAACACAAACATCTCAAGTTCATGGGCTATTAAACTTAGTTCGTGAGCCTTTGTGTTGAATTCACGTACCATCTCTCTGAATGCTTCGGAATTACTTAGTTTAATCCTTACATCGACACTTACTTTCATATCTTTAATTTCCATTGTGTGTCCTTTCTATAAATCAGTTATTCTTTCCCCATTTTGACAATAATAGTTAAGATAGCGATATTCGTTAGTAAAATCAAAATAAGTGCTGCTGTTAGTAGCATTTTTTCTTTTATCCTTTCTAGTGGTGAGTTGTCTATCATTTTACACGGTTAAACCGTGTTTTGTTGGTAAAAAAATAATATCAGAGTAATTGACATCGTATAGTTTTTCAATTTTATTTATTTCAATAGCATCTGGAAATGTTTTTGCATTTTCCCAATTGCTTAATTTCGAAACTGAAATTTTTAGTTTTTTAGCTGCTGTTTCTTGGTTCCAATTCTTCGAAACCCTAAGCATTTTCAATGTCATTTTCGTCATTCCCCCACCCCCTTTCTAATTTGGAATTATCCAAAACAACATAGCTTTAAAATTTTCTGTGGTATAATTTAAATAAAAATTGCGAGGTTGAAATGAATTTTTTTA